GGCTCGTCTCCCACTCTAGGTGGTCTAGCCGAAGAGGCAGGTTCCTCCCTGTCGGCTACTACTCTCAGAGTGTCCTCTCTTTTTCCGGGGGTACCCGAGCCGCCGCGGCGACTCTTACTCCCGATGGAGGGACTTCTTCCCGGCATTGTCACCGGGGCGAAGTTCCAGTGAGGCAGGGTGGTCGGACAGTACAAACGACTGTCGTGACTGTGGTGCGTTCGGGTAACACCGCACGCCGGAGCGTGGCCCTACTTGCTCTCGTCAAAGGCCCTCACAGGCCAGAGACTATGAGTCGGTGACTCGCCACAGCCTCCCTCCCGTCCTCCCGTCCCGAAACACAGGGACAAGAAGTCCTTCCAACGGAAGCGGACAACGGCCCAACGGACGTTCACGCCCTTCCCGAGATCGGACAGATGGTGTATGGTAGCCGCGCGCGCCATCACCGAGAGCAGTAGCCTCCCTGCTACAGCCTCAGGCCCCCTGTCAGCTCAACCAGACAAACATGTGTTGAGGTGCCCCCCCCCGAAGGGCTCACAACCCGACGGGCAGGTGACGGGAGGGACAGCCGCCGAAAACTCGGCGACCACGGAGATCGCGAGATCCCGGTGATCGTCGAGCCAAACGGTGTCAGGAAGGGAGCGAACGGCGAGACCGACCCGAGGGTCGGTCCACCATCGCAGTAGAGGTGCGGGCCACCTCCACACCCAACGCGTCCGGAAGCTCACCCGAAGGTGAGCCGGGAGGCGATGGGTATCCCTAGGACCCCCTTTCTCCAGTGAGAGAGAAAAGGGGGAGCACTTGCGGCCACGGGCGTAGGCGACGCCCAACCGCAGGAGCTCCTGACATTTCTGGTCGTAGAGAGGGAGAAGGTGCTCGGCCGGGGCCTCCGAAGAGGTCACCACAGGCCAGGCACGTTCGACCCCCGAACGGACCAGAACCGGCTTTTCAAGGAGCGCGCGCCTGAACCAGCGCTCCTTGACGAGGACTCGCCTGAGCCTCGAAGGGATGGAAGAGAGGGAAACCCCTCTACGGATGATCTCATGCCGAAGCATGACGGCCATCCAACGGAACGTACCCGGTGACAAAGTACGCAAGCCATCCCACAGGCGAGAGAGGAGGCAATCGGGGTTGTCCCCTGGGGCTAGGGCCGACAGAACGGGCTTGCGCAGAACACGCAGGCGCCGCGACGCTGTCGGGTAAACAACGAAACAACGGGAGTTGAGCTCAACGAGCTCACGCGACACCCCCGTTTTCTCGCGGTTTACGACAAGACCAAAAGCCGAAGTTACCGAGACCCACTCATCATAGAACTGGGAATCGCCTGCGAAGGCGATGTCGTCCCCGTTGATGATCACGGTCTCGGGGCGCAACTTCGATGTCCGATTGCGCCGGAGAGAACAAGCAATGTCGTAACATGCTTTGTTGAGCAAACAGAGCATGGGAAACGACATGAGGTTCCCCATCATTGAGCC